TACTTGTCCCGCGCTGCTTCTTCACGCTCTTGATAGCTTTCGAGAACGGCTGATTGCTGCTTGGCTGCTTCACGTTTGGCCAATAGTTCTTCAGCTTTCTGATAGGCCATTGCTTCCGCATAGGCTTCAGGGCTTTCAAACTGGTCAACGGACGCAGTTGGTGCAGCTTTCACGATTTGCGATTCCGCAGACCGATTTGCTTGCTCTCTTTCCCACTTACGTTGCTCTCTTGCGAGGCGTTTGCCGATCATCGCATCAATTTCAGCCTGGGAGTACTTCTTTTCCTCTGTGGCCTGATCAACTTGGTTCTCAGCGACTTCCGGCGTACTTTCAGCAACTTCAGGTGTGGCCGTCACATCCGTGGTTGGCGCGGAGTCTACTTCCGCTAGGGCTTGGACTTCTTCAGTCATTTTTTATGAATCCTAAGATTCCTCGGTCTACTGGGCCGATACAGTTGTTTTAATCTTACACCAGATTACTCTGGCTGTGCAACTTCTTGTGCAGCAACATATGCGGCAATTACTGCGGATGTGTGAGTGGCAGCGCAGATGGCTTTCACACGGGCATCTTCGTTAGAATAATCAGCGCCAGGCACAACAACGTGGCGGTGGAACTTGTTGCTGATTTCCACGCCGTCTTCTTTGATAGCGGTTTTAGTGCGTACTTGCACAATGCCGTTTTCAACCACTTCAATGCGGTCAACTACGATTACTTTTTCTAAAGCCATTTTGATCTCCAATCAAAATCAATTTTCCAGTTGTCCGAACTGGTACGGATTAATATAAAGCGTTCACTACACCAGCGCTGTTTTTGTAAGACAGTTTGCCAGTTGCAGTATCTAAAAACAATGTGTCATTTCCAACAGTTCCAGCAGCAACAGTTAAAAAATTTGTGTACGAAACTGTGCTAACTTGTGAATAGTTGTATCCGTCTGCAAAACCAGCAAATGTGTATGGCAAAGTAGAACCATCAAAATTTAGAGCCGTGTTTGCCAATACAAATTTAGATGGGCCAGCACCACTTGTATTGCAACTTAAGTTAAATATAGATGTGCCATTTCGTAATTCATTTCCAAAAAATGCTGATGCTGGCGCTAATCTAAAAGTTACAGTTCCAGTGCAGCCGTTTAATGTTCTATTTGTTGTGGCAACGTTTGCGTCAGCAAAATAGTTTACTTGACCCCAAACATTGATGTCATACACGTTATTTTCGTTGGGCTGACTGCTATCAGGTGCGTAAGTGCTTGGGTCAAGACTTACGCAATTTATAGCGTTTGCAAACCACCCAATGTTTGTAAATGTGCAGTTTGCGTGATTTCCACGGATCAAAGGCTGTGCTGAAGCAGATGGGTCAACGACAACAACGCCATTGCTTATCAGTACGTTTGAAGCTCGTGAAAACTGCATTACGCCCTCAAAAGTTCCGCAACCATTTGCATAAAAATTATTTAATTGAACGGTGTGTTGCAAACCTGTTTGACTTTGTGCGCCATTTGCTTGACGAACAAAAAACAAAATATCACAGTTGTAAGCTGTAATGTTGGAATACACAATGCCATAGTAAGCATCAGGCGTTCCAAAGTCACGAATGGTTGACATTGCCATAAAGCAATTGTCAAACGTCATGCCGTCAATAACGATGTCCTCGCCGTCACCCGGTTCAATCTGACAACCCTTACCACCATCGGCGGGCGCTGTATTTCCACGGGCGCAATTCTTAACAACGCCTCCATTAAACGTAATGTTTTTACCAACACCAGATGCACCAGCACCAGCGCCAATGCCGTTTTCACCAGAGCCACCAGCAAAAATATTGCTGTTGTCTAGCATCAAGTTATTAATGACAATGTTCTGACCATTTGCGCCAAACGAACCACCGACCGATGTGTAATCGGCTAAGATGATGAAATCTTCACAAGTAAAAGTCGTGTTGTCTTTTACAAAAATGGTGTCGTCAATGTAATAAGGAACTGTATTTTTTGGCAGAACAACAGTGCCACCACCAGCAGCAAAACAAGCATCCAAAGCCGCTTGAATAGGTTTGCGCCAAGATAAAAACGTAACAAACAAATGACTTGCTGGATCGCCAGGGCTTTTTGCAGTTACCACTTCGGCAAGACTAGCGTAGTCAAGCACATTAAAGGGCGCGCCCTTTATCATTGAATATGAAACTTTGGTAAGTGCCACGATTATTCCTTAAACGAAATAAGTGATTGTCATGCGTCCAATATCACTTGTACCAGATGTTAAAGCACCTACTCCTATACCAACCACTTCAGCAACATTGTCGCCCACTTGCCAAAAAGCAAGTCTTGCTGATGTTCCGACTGTTACTGGAATAAGTGCGGTGTAGCCAGCATCAAAATTCCAAGTTCCAACAGTCATGCTTCCAGCACTGTTATAAGTTGGTGTAAAAGGCAAGTCACCCATTCTTATAAAATTACCAGCAGTCATGCCAGTTGTGTCTATGTTGTTAAAGTTTCCAACAGTCAGTGTTACTTGATTACCAATTTTTGTGTAGTAGCCAGTTGCGGTAGTTGCAGATGCGTTACCGCCACTAGATGCATCATAAAGTTTTGCAGTCCAAGTGCCTTCTTCATAATCATTAAGCAACTCACTTGTACCTGTGCCTGGTGTGGCAGAAAAGTCAACACCTTGACCATTGGCAACAATTAAATTGCCTGTGGTTAAAGTAAGTTGAGTTGCGCTAATTGCACGGCCTGCTGTCAAATCAGATACAGCTACCTTAACTGTTGCGCCTGATTGAACAATTGGCAATACTTCTGTGCCAGCAAGGGGAGTGGTTGCGCTTGTCAGCGCTGAAATCTTTTTATCTGCCATGATCAAATCCTCATCAGTTGTACAAAATTTCGATTAAAGAATCAAAAGGTGGCGCTTGGCTAAAAATAAGCGTGCCGTTAGAAGTTGAATAAGTATTCCGGTTTTGGTATACGCCGTTGATGTAAACATCATTTACATTCCCTGAAACCGCATACCCAGTAGTCGATCCATTTCCTGTGTAGTTTTGAACTGACAAAGCCCCAGCGCCTGAGATGTTGTCATATGTTGCAATCAATACATCATTTGAATCTCTTAAAACAAATTTATAAACGGCTGATGTAAGCCATATTTCACCGCCATTAGGCACTCGGCCTGCTGCATCCAAAATAATAGGGTTTGTACGAGCGACATTCCCCAAACTGGTAGTGTATGAGGCTAAAGGTGTAGTCGTGCCAGCCGCATAAGTAAACAACTTACCGCCAGTCAGAACAGCGCCGGTATTGGTAAAAAACTGGGCCGCAACGCCGCCCACTGGGGAGAGAAAAACGGCCATTTAGGTCACTCCAAAAGAATTTGCCCGCCGTCCTCTTGGACGAGGTTTTCGTCAGATTCGGTGAGAAGGTTGCCGACCGATGCACCACTGTCGCGTGTGCCTGAAAACAGCGTAACAATGCCGGCTAGGCCAATGGCCACCGAATTGCGAAGGGCGACACCAAAGCTCATTGCTTGTTAATCGGTTTGCAGTACGCAGTGCCGTCTGTGCTACCAATTCGTATCACACTGACACGCCAAGGGGATCCGTTTGAGCTGAGTGTCAGAACAAAAGGAATTGGCGTGTAAGCTGGAATTGGTGTGCTGGCACTGGTAGCAACAGCACCAACGCCCACTTCAACGTAGCAGGGCACATCAGCCCAGACTAGCACACCTTGTGGGCCAGCGTTCCATGCGGTTGTGTTGCCTGCACTTGCGCCAGCAGTTGCGGTGTAAGCGGGGAAATCCGCTTTGCTCATTGGGTTGAGAAGTTCCATGATGATCCTTATGCCAAAAATTTGAGTTTGTACAACGTGGTCAAGTACAACTCAACGATATTATCTATCAATTGTTGCAACGATGAATCAGATTTATCACACACATCGTATCTTGCGGCTTCGATTTCGGCAAGTGAATCTTGCAAAAACTCGATTACATTGGCCGTCTTTTTGGCCGAATGTAGAGTGATAGGGCCAATCAGCCCATGACGGCCTTGATAGGCTTCAGCAAATGCGTCAGCGTGGTCAATGATGCCATCATAAAAGGCATTCAAAGCCACATGCTTGCTGTAACTGCGGGTGTTTAAATGCACCGAGTGAGTGACATCACGGGCTAGGAATAAGATTCCGATAAAGTCTGCGGCTTTCATTGTGGCATTCCCATTTGTTGTTGTGGGGGAGGCATCATCTGTTGTTCTTCCATGGCCATCGGCGCTTCGCGCATCTCAGGCATCTGGTTCATCATGCTTTGCGACTCCATGGCCGCAGCGACAACACCCATGGCAATGTCTTGAATCTGTTCTTCAGTCATACCAGCCTGCACAGCAGCAATGCGCTTAGTTTCGGCGTCATACGCCTTGATCTGAGCCTCAAAGTCCTTGCGCTCCAAGTCCTGCATCTCAATTGATTTGCCGACATTCTGGATCATCTGGTACATCTGCTCCATCTCAGCGCCCATAGCCTGAATCTGTTGCTGCGCTGCCTGCAAGGCTGGGTCTTCGTTGTCATCTTCCAAGAACTTGGGATCAATGGTCTTGGCAAAGCGCTTGGCCATCTCTTGAGCGCCAGGCCAGTCCATGTTTTTGACGAACAAGTCACCAGCCACAGACCACAGTTGTGGGTTGCCTTGCAACAGCTGCGCCATGGCTTCCAATGCCGCTTGGCGCTTGGTTGCGTAGCCTGGGCCAGTCGTGGCCACCACATCGTACTTGCCAACACCAGGGTTGTAGATTTTCTCAATCACAATACCCTGCTCATTGACAATCTTGTTGACTGGCATTGGTTGGTCAGGGTTGATCTTGACCATTTTGGTCACGCCATCTTCACCAATGATACGGGCAATGCGCTGAGTGTCGTAAATCTTGGGGATTAAGTCCACCAACTGACGGGCCACATGGCGCACGGCACGGGTTAGGTTGTCACCGTAGTGGTATGTGCCAACATCACCCTCACGCTGGCGAGCCAGAATGGCTTTGCCAGAGCGCTCGTTGGAACCCATGCCGAGTGATGCGTTATATTGTCCAGTTGTGGACTTAATGTCCTCAGATGCGCCTGCCTTGGCCTGCAATAGGCCCGTGGAGGCCATTGGCGGTTGTGCCCGCTGGGGTAGTGGCAGAACTGCGCCTTGGCCGTCTGTAACGTCTGGATTGACCTCAAGGTACGGCCAGTTGTTTGTGTTGGCTGTCTTCCACTTGTCCTCGTAGCCCTCGAACTGGCCACCGTAGCCAATGAACGGAGCCTTGGGAGCCAAAGCCAGCATCTCAGCTTCTTGTGACACCCAGTAGTTGTACATGCGCTGGGCATCTTTGGCGTTGCGAACAAGGCCAGAAATGTAAATACGGCCATCAACCTCGAATTCGTTGCCGATCACACGGATCACGGGGATCCATTTGCCAGCCCATTCTTTTTGTTCAAGGATTTCGTAGCCGTTGATCTTGCAATACATCACCCGTGGGCGCTCAGACATGCGTGATTTGACAGGCTTGCCAAACATGTCCTTGAGCATCTTGTCCTCGGGCGTGCCTTCAAAGGCCGACTGGTTGCCAGGGTACAAGTTCAGCTTGGTTTTGTCGTAGTCAATGTAGTAATAACTAGCGATACGCACAGTGTCTTCATTGAGCCAGTTGCTGATTGACTGGTCACCCACACCAAGTGACTGGAGCGTAGAGATAGGCGCAGCATCTGGATACTGGCGTTCATATTCTGCTTTGGTCAGGTCTTCGGTGATAAAACAATACTTAGCGTCTGCACCCGTTGGGTCTTGGATCAGAGGATCCATGTAGACCGAGAAGCTGTTGCGGATACGGCCAATCTTGATGTCCTGATCGAATGTGTTCTCGTCACAATATTCGGTCATCAAGGTAATGTAACCCTCGCCATAGGACACCTGATTCTCGCAGGCCGTGTCGTAGGCCACGTCAGCGTCAGAGATGTACTCAATGTGGCGAATCATGCCGTTGAAAATCTCAGCCACTTCCACGTCAGCGTTGTCATCGACTGGAATGACCTTGGCGCCTGGGCGGTTCTGACGCATATCATTCGTCACTTGACGAACGTGTTGCGGCAGTTTGTTGATCGTGAGTGTTGGGCGGGCGTTGATTGTCTGACCCTGCACCGCACCGCGAGTAGCGAGGACGTCAGCAGGCCATTGCCAGTGGTTGTCGGGTGAGCCTGCGTAGAAGCGCAGATCGTCAATTTCGTCTTCGCGGCTCTCGGCCAGTGCAGAGACTGCCATGTCCAACCGAGCGCGGGCGGTTGTCAGAATGTCTGAGTCAGACTTTGGTGGTTTGCCGCCAGCCGCTACATTAGCCGCCGCGACCATTCCGGTTGGATCAGCCATTATTTTTTCTTCTTTTCTGCTTCACGTTTGACTGAATACGCGATGGCCACGGCCTGCTTGACGGGCTTGCCAGCTTTGACTTCAGCTTTGACGTTCTTGCGGAAGGCTTCGGGTGATTTTGATTTAACCAGTGGCATTTAAGTCTCCGTGTGAAGAATAGCGTAGTTTAAATGGATGGCTTCGCTGTACGCGTTGTTGGTCACGTTCTTAATTTCTACCGTGAACGAGCCATTGCTGACCGCCACAATGAACACGTTGTACGCACCCAATGTGCCGCCAGAAGCAACGCTGATCACTACCACGTCTTTGGTGCTGACGGCGCTGCAATTGACCACAAACACCGCATTGGCGCTAGGGGCCATCTGAGCATTGGCCGTGATAATCTGGCCAGAAGGTGTGTTAATCGTGACCGCTGTGGTTTTGTTATTTTGCTGAGTTACGGTGTCGTAAGCACCAGCTGCATAACCAATTGTGCCAGTAGTGGCAATGTTGGTGGCTTGAACAATATCCGCACCAATGATGTTCTGGTCTTCGTATGCAACGCCAATTGGCTTGGTATTTGCCATGATTATTTCTTTTTCGCTGTTTTGGCAGATTCTTTAAACGCTTTGGCAGTTGGCGCACCCTTGTCGCCTGGCTGGCGCATCTTTTCTTTGCTGCCAGCGGCTATGCGCTCACGTTTTGCATGGATATTGGCATAAAGTCCAGGTTTGGTAGCCATAATTTAACACTTCCATCGTTTAAGAGCTGCTTTAGCGCGTTCGCCATTTTTGGCGTTGGCCGCTACTGCGCCCATTCTTGCACAAAATGAATCCTTGCGCCCCTGATCTGCCTTGGTCTTGGGGTTTGGTGCTGGCGCCTTCAAGTTAGAACCCGTTGCGGCATTGTACTTAGCGCGGCCCTTCTCGGTCAAGCCAGCACCTTTGCTAACTGGCAACTTCTCACCGCGACCAACGCTTAAGGACACACTCTTTTTAGCCATTACGATCCCATCCAAGAAGTTGCAACCACGCCTCTGCCATTGTACGCTCGGCGCTGCGTGGATTCACGCGCCTCACGGTGGGCTACTGGGAAGGCAAAAGTGACGCAAATAGCGTCAGCCGCGTCAGGCGAGGCCAATCCGCGTGCCTTCATGTCCTTTTTCGACTCCAAAAAGATAGTCCCTTTGGAGTCGGGCTTCATCATAGGCGAAATTAAATCAGTTTTAAGAAACCTGTCAAGCGGGATTGAAGCAGTTTTCAGCCAATCTTTCATCTTGCCCCACATTTCGGCCCTTTTATTGCCATACATGACCGGATTTGCCGATTTATTGCCAAAGTTGACACCTTTGATTTTGTACCTTTGCTCTTTCAAACGGTCAACAATACCAGCCCCAAGGCCGCCTTCGTCGATCACGACCAGCGCAGGCTTGTATTCCTCAATCGCCTCAATGACGTGGCCAACAACAGTCATGGTGTCGTCGCCCCGATGCCGCTGGATGGCGATAATGTCCCGTCCTTGGCGCACGGCAATAACTGTTGCATCCGCGCCAAAGCGGGCTGGGTCAACACCTATCACGATGGGTGCGCTTTGGTCTTGATACTTAGGCCGCTTCATCGCCTCGTCTACTAAACTTGCCGATATGAACTGATCGTCGCCTTCGGACGGGAACTGACCGTAGACCTCGACGTGCGCCTGTGATGAGTCAGCGCCATATTCATCAATGATCTGCTGGTAGACCTGTTTGTCCGTCCCCTCGACTGTTCTGGCGTCAACTACTTTTGTAGTCCAGAACTCTCTTTTTGAGTTAAACGCTTCGTAGAAGTACCCAGTGTTGCGCCGTGGATTGGAGAACGCCATCCAGAAGCGGTTAGGCGTGTTCTCTGTAAAGAAGCCCGACGTCACCGCCCAGATGCTGTCGTCAATACCAGATGCCTCGTCGAACACCACTAGCACACCGTCGAAGTTGTGGACACCCGCGTAAGCGTCGGGATTCTCCGCTGACCAGAGCCGTCCCTCAACGCCCCAGTAGCGTGTGCCTTTCTTAAGGTCACGCTCGACCAGTTCCGTGAGCCACTTTGCTGGCATCAGTCTGGTGGCGCTCACTTCAAACCAATGGCTGTTAAGCGCCATCGCCAGCCACTTGGTAATCTCGGCCCATGTGACTGACCTTAGCTGTGACTCACTGTTGGCCGAGATGATGGTCGTCGAGCCAATCCGCGTGGTCAACATCCAGATCGTGATCCATGAGACTAACGCCGACTTACCAATACCACGGCCAGATGAGACAGCGTGGCGTAGGGTGTTGAAGTCTAGCTGGCCTTTGTTCTGCGTGATGTGGTCAGCAATATGTGTGAGGACTTCACGCTGCCATTTGCGTGGGCCTTTGAAATGTTCTAGCGGCGTGCCAGGCTGACCCCAAGGAAACGCAAACATTACAAACGCCAAGGGGTTGTCTTTGATTGCTGGCGCCCACAAACGCGCCATCAGTTCCTGTTCGTCTTCAGCGCTGTATATGGTCGATTGCATTTAAGGTTGGCTCAATTATGGTTGCGTCTTCGACTGTCAGCGCTCGCTTAGTTGCCTCGGCCAGCGCGCCAGTGATTGATATGCGCTGATCAACTTCGACAGATATGGCCTGCTTGGCCACCCAGCCGTGTTGATGTTTCAGGATTTCTAACGCTGCCTTGGCGTCGCCCTGTTTGGCGGCCGCGTGGAGTACTTGGGACAGTTCAATCTCACCATCAGCTTTGCCCTTTTGCGCGGCGAGTTCCACCACGGGGTCAAGTTGCGTGAGTTGTCTGTATTCAATAGGCAGCATGCCTGCGGCCAGTGCGAGCGCGTCACCTTTGAGGCCTAGCTTGGCCGCGTCATATACCGCCTTCAAGCGCGATTCTGTCGCTTCGACCTTGCGCGGTGTAAATGGAATCGAATGGAACATGTGTTCTCCATGCTTTTTGCACGTGGTGCGAGTTTACAACAAAAAATTTAAAAATAAAAATTGTTCGTGAACGCTACGTTTTTGCTGGCCCTTTGCGCTCGGCCCTACCCCCTCCCCCTTGGCCGCATGCATTGTGCCCTGGTGCTGCGGATCCGCATGGCTTTGGGTCACTTAGGTCATTTGGGTCATGGTTTTAAATTGCATGGCCATGCATGCCGTTGGGTCATTTGGGTCATTGTTTTTGCATAGCCCAAATGACCTAAAAGGCTGGCGCCAGCGCGCGCGAAGCTTTAAAGCTTTGGGTCATTTGGGTCATTTTGTCA